TGAGTAGCTGTCTTCTTAGTAATTTGTACCCACTTATTGAAAATTGGATCTGTTGCTCTTGGGTAAGTATGAGTACTATCATTATTATCCTTTGCACATGTGAATGTTAAAGAATTTTCTGCAATCTTAACATAATCACCAGTATTATATCCATGACTACCATTAGTTGTAATAGTCATAATACCAACATGTGGGTTATATATTGCTGCTGTAGCTGTCTGCAACCCTGCAGCACTAAGTCCATGTGGAGTGGTTGTAGTTACTGTCATAATACCACTTACTGGGTCGTATGCATTACCTAAACCACCTATTGAATATGGGCTAAAGTAAGTAGTACTATCCATCAAGAGAGAACTTGATAATCCACTTACATAAGTATGAATATTTCCTTGTACAACAGTAGCAGTTATAACTGCACCAGTACCTCCACCACCAGCAGATCCAACACCTACTGTAATTGAATCATCAGTTGCCGACTTAATGGATAACCAAGCACCATTAGCTTCATCAGTTGAACGTGGATAATATTGAATACTCTTATAATAATCACTAGAGCATCTAAATGACATAGAAGTAGTTGCAATTCCAACAGTATTTGCAGATCTACTAATACCATTAGTAATACCAGAAACAAATGTATGAGTACTAACATTTGATGAAGGAGCACCAGCAATCTTAAGAACGTTAATCTCAAAGGTATCCCCACCAGTTACGTTAGAAATAGGTACATATCTTCCAGCTACAGGATCAGAAACTCTTGGATATAAATGCTGAGTAGCATCATTATCTTCTTTACATGTAAATGTTAATGATTCATTTGATATCCTAACTATTTGTCCATTTGCAAGAGCAGGAGAAGGTGTTGCACTGAGTTTAACAGTCAATATACCTACAGTTCCGTTATAATGTGTTCCAGTCGTTGCTGTGTAAGTATCAGCAGTTATAAGTCCATGACTAGACTTAATTAACGTTAATTCACCACTATCAGACTTAAATGTTGCATCTGTAGGTGTAAATGTTGAATAAGCACCAATACCATTAGGATTAACTGTAATTGAATTAGCACCAGCACTTACAAATCTATGAGTATATGCCACATCTGTTATTCCAATAGAAATATTTCCATTAAGAGTATATCCAGAACCATGATAATCTGTACTACCGATTCCAACTGATGTAATATTTCCTACAGAGTTAGTTACTGCAGTTACTGATGCACCAACTAAAGGAGCAATTCCAAGTCCACCACTAGAACCAATAGATATAATTTGTCCACCTCTAGGTAATTGATTTTGATTTGGATCGTTATCTACAACAATTAAATTACCATTGGTAGATGTAATTCCACTGAATACGAAACTAGTAATGCCAGAAACTTCTTTTGTAAAGTCATAATTATTAAGTTGATTATTTTCAGTAGTTGGTGACTGGAATAATCCATTTAATGCTACAAAAGTACTTCCAGTTACAATACCAGTAGTATTTGCACCACCAACTTTTACTGTAAATGTTTGTCCAATACCAGTAAACTCTCCAGATATATCATCAAATACAGCATTTGTAGAATAATCTTGTCTTAAATAAACTCTTCCACTGAAAGTTGCTCTACCAGAGTCTCTATTAGAAGCAGCTTTTAGTCCTTGATCAATACCACTAGGAGGTTCGGTGAAGAAAACACTATCACCAACAATATTATAAGCACCTCTATACAATCTTAAAGTACTATTATCAGCATGTGTAGATGCAGAAGTACCAACAAATCCTCTTTCAACTTCTAATATATTAAGTGTTCCATTTTCAGTTATAGGTCCAATACTGGTTGTTCCAACTCCAATATTAGTAACTTTCATATATTCATTATCTATTTTTAAAACATCATTTAATATAATAGATGAAATTCCACTGACAGAAATTAATGTAGTAGTCAACCCAACTTGTCCTGCTACGTTATTAGTAATAGTTTCAGTAATTGGAGTATATGCCAATGGAGATTGAACCATACCATTTAATGTAAATAAACCTTTTTCATTTTTCTTGGACATCTCCAATAAATGATAATTACCAGTACCAAGTCCAATAAAGGTTACTGCTGCCCCTGCTTTAGTAGTTGATAATTGGAAACTATCTGAATTTGTTCCTGAAGCTTTTACATATACTTCTTCTGGCAATGGATTACCATTAGACATTAATAAACGTCCAGTACCAATACCATCTATTGAAGATCCTGGAGTGTAAAGTAATTTCTCATCATTATAGAAGAAATTATTTGGAATATTAAATGTTCCTGTTGCTAAATCAACAACATCTGAAGGATTAAAATAATTACCAAAAATTGGATCTTCATTATGAGTTAATTTAAATTCATTTCTATTTTGCCTAGTTCCATTTAATGAATCATATTGTAAAAGAGATAAAGAATCTATTTCTAAACCTGCACCATACTTTAAGTCTGGTGCTAAATTGATTAAATCAAGTTCAGAATTAATTACTTCACTATAAGTTTGAACCTGTATATCATCTCCACCAGTAAATACTGAATCTGGATGGAATACTAACTCAAAATCAGATCCATTAAGTTGTGATGAGAATGTTCCTATTCCAGTAGTAGTACCAATAGATACGAATGGATACTGCTGGTAGTATACGTTAGATTCATCATGTGCCATTAATACTTGATGTATAGCACTTGTATTACCAACAGATACCCTTATAATACTCTTAGAACTAGTAATATCAGTTTTACTAAATTCAAGGATTGTTGATGCAGCAGAAACTCTATTATATGAAGATTGTAATCTTAAAGTATTTTCTTGCCCATCATTTTGTTCAAGAGTCTTAAATCTATATGTTCCTATACCAGCTGCTGTTGTACCAAATCCCACAACATGAGATTTAACTGATACTTGATTACTCCTATCATTTTCATAATTTATAGATAAAACACCAGATTCAATTTTTGATGTAATAGAACCAATAGCATTTGTTGTATTAGTATCAAAATCATAACTTGAAATGTATGAGTTAGTTCCATCATGTGTTACATAGAGTTCAACAATTTTATTCTCATTTGAGAACGTATCATTTAATTCAACTGTTGTAAAGAATGCATCAATAGTTCCAATTCCAGAAGATATTATAGTACTTGTTGAAGGACCTACAGTAGTTCCAGCACTAACACTTTGGTTTATAGAAGTTAAATTAACAAATCCAAAACTAGTTGTTCCAACACCAATTCCAGCACCCAATTCACTCTGGAAGATTTTTATATCAATATCATCACCGTAAATATCAAATGGAGTGAATAATAACTCGTATGAAGTAGTTGCTTCCTTATTTCCAATAATATCTACAAGGGGAGTAGTCTCAAATATATCACCTTTTTGAATAGTATAAACATCTTGATTTGTAAAATCTATTGTTGTTAATAATTCAGTTAATTGAATTTTCTTAGTAGTTGGATTTTTTGATTGTATTAAAAATCTTCCAAAAGATTCGTTTAATTGTAAAGTTCCATCTTTCGTTACATTATTTGTTGCATTGCGGAATAAAGATACAATATCATCTACAGTTAATACTCTATTTGTAGAACACTTGAAGTAATTTACAAGTTCCTTATTTTCAAATCTAATATATTTCGATCTTAATGGATTTGTTAATGGTGCAGAATCTGTAACTAAATCAAAAGATTTAATAATATCAACTCTGTTTTCTGAGAATAAATCACGAGTTATAGTAGTAGCATCTGCTGCTGTTGATAATCCAGAAGATGTAGAAGAAGTAATACCAGTATCAGCAAAATTCTTAAGTCCACTAGTATGAAGTAAGTTATTTACGGGATTTGATAATTTTTGATATTCAATAGGACTTTGAATAGTATATGATAGATTCTGATAATAATCGTTATCTGGTAAAACTTGATAGTCTTCATTAAGTTTACCAACATTAGTATACCATCCTTTATTCTGCTCAGACGAATAATCTACTTTAAACTTACCAGTATTATCATATAATACATTAAGAGTGGCAATTGAACCAGAAAATACTCCTTTAATTCTATCACCTTTCTTTAATTCATACTTACCACTCAATTTAACATAGTCATTAGCAATTCTATCTAATTTAACTCCAACGTCTATAAATTCATCATTAACTTTTACTAGAATAGTTTCACCTTCTGAGAAAACAGAAGATTTTTGAGTAATTTTAAATATTGGATATCTATTTTTATTAACAACTTGTCCAAAGTTTTGTGTTGTTTTAGCAGGGCCTGGATTTTCGGTTGTAATACCAATTAAGCTAATCTCCATTTGGAAAGGATTTCTAGTCAATCCTACCTTAGTTACCCAAGTATTAAGTACAGGGAAGAACTTATATCCATTAGCAGGAGAGTTAAAAGTATTTCCATAATCATCTACATTCTCAACTCGCTCAACCCATACCTTATCATCAGGTATAAATGGATCTGTTGAAAATCCAAGTACTGGAGTTTCTAAAGTAAATGTTACAATTCCAATTGCATTATCAGTTTGAACAGTAGTATGTCCTATCGCTACTCTTGTAATCGAAACTCCATTTGTATTGTCAACAGCAAAAATTTCTGGAACATTTAATCCTTTAGGTGGTGACACTACATTAACAGCATCAATAGCCTGTGTTGATTGAGAAACATCAGCAGTTAAATATCCAGTTTCAGCAATTTCTCTACTAATAGTATCAACAACAACTAAATTAGGTGGACTTTGATATCCTCTACCACCATCAATAATTTCTACTGGTGGTTCTATAGCACCATAATCACTTAATGAAATTACTGAAGATATTTTTGCTGTTGCAGATAAAGTTTTATCTGAAGCATATTCAAATCCAATATTCGTAATATTAACATCTTCAATTTTATTTGCTTTACTTGATCTTGGTAGGACTACAGCATTTTGTCCTTCAGTAGATGCAACACTCACAAATTTTGGCATCTGCTTATATCCAACACCACCAAAATTAACTTTAATAGAAGATATTGGTCCAGTACTAGATTTTGAATTGGTATTATATCTTAAAATATCAGTATCACCATTATCATATACTAAAGATTCTGGTTTTTTATCTAATAAAATACTAAATGTTGTGTCTCCAACACCAGTAATAGAATATTCACCATTATATTTACTTGATTCGTAAGTAATTTTAGAACCATTCTTAACACTAACATCAGATGTACTAATAAAACCAGTTTTTTCTATATTATAAAATAATGAATTTGGATTATCTTCATAATATTTCAAAGTAACAGTTGCAGTTGTTGTAACACCAATAGTTCCAACACCAGATACACTAATTAAATCTGTACTTCCTGTAGATACAAATTGATTCTTAAATTTACTGTCATAATATAGATTAAAATCATATCCCTCTAAAGAAGAATCAGAAACGTCAAATACTAAATCATTATTTCTTATAACAGGAATATTTGGATTTATTAGGGATATTTCCCCAACAAAAGTTGAACCTACACCAACCAAATTTATAACTTTTGGTGGATAATTTACAACATTATGATAAGTATTTGCTAATTTAATATTATTATCATCTACCCTATAAACAAAATATCCACCAGTTGCTAATCCACTAATAGAACTATATGTAGGACTATAATATAGCTTATCACCAGTCTTAGTATCATGTCCATTAATGGTTATAATATTTGTTCCTGTATTTACTCCTACTTTTCCAAATGTCTTTGGATTAATTAATAGTTTATTGATAGATGAATTATATTTGACAATAACTGATGCTGAAGTACCTACTCCAACAGCTTCATTGGCATTAATTGTTAAATTAATGACATCATTAGATATTAAATTATGATTAGTTGAAACAGATACTAAAGCTGAAATAGTTTCAATATTTCCTGTTACTTGTTCAAAATTAGATTGGAAGGTATATTCAAAATCACTATCACCATTAGATAAGAAATATAAACCACCTGGTGATGCATTAGTTGACTCAGTATTAAGTCCAATATTATCAATATCAGTAACTATACCAATAAAATCAGATGATTTATTAATAACATAAACATCTTGTGAAGTTCCACTTAAAGGTATGCTAAATCCCAAAGGAATTGTTCCATCATCAGATACACCAATATTTGCCTTACCTGCAGGTTTTGAAAATGTTACCTTTTGTCCAGTTTTAAATGGATGATTTGGCAAGTAAATGCTCTGAGCAGGAATTGAAACATTACGTGCAGTTTCACCAACAGAAACCCATGCAGTATATCCAACACCAGTATTTCCATCACTACCTATTCCAAGAGCTTGTTTAGGATTAAAATAAACAATATCATCTATTTCAGAATCAAAATTATCAGTTTCTACTGGTAATGTTAGTATAGTTGGATTTAATTTAACTTCTGTAGATAATGAATGTGCAGTTCCTACAACACCTCTTCTAACTCGTAATATATTTCTATCGTCAAATTTATTAATAACTGCAAGAGTTTCCGTTCCTATACCTATACTACTTCCTACAGATATTAAAGAAGTTCTACCAACAAAAATATCTGTTATAATTCCTGCTGTTCCATTTGCAGCAACTTCTTTATATAAAATTGTACTTTCTGTTGTAATACCAACTGAATGTGTTCCTTGAAGATACTGAATATCTGTTGTTAATCCAGAAACCTGAATTTTATCACCAACCTCAAATTGATGTGGAGTATCAAAATGTGCTAATACTTTTTTAGAATCCTTCCAAGTAAATTTAATTCCACTATATTGATTATAAGTTGTTTCTATTGTAGATAAAGCAGGTCCCTCAATAGTTTCAATAGTAGCACTTAAACCATTTCCATTACTTCCAGTATCATCAAAAGTTAGTACATCACCAACTTTATAATTATCTCCAGATTTTACAATTTCAACACTTTCTACTTCTCCCTGAGTTACTGCATCAACAATTGCTGATTGAGAAACAATATCATCTGATTCTACAAAGAAAGTTTTAGTAAACTTATCAGCAGACTTATATGGGAATGTATTTCTAACTAAGTCAGAATTATTAAAATCAAACTTTTGATCTATTAAACCTGTTCTATCTAAAGCTTCAGGTGTAGATCTATAACTATTTCCAATAAAATATGGGAATACTGGTGCATTAGTCGTAGAATTTATTCCTGCAAAATATGCATAAACACCATTTGGAAATTCTGGTGTTACACAATATCTTCCATTGTGCTCATCTAAATCACCAGAACCATCATATGAATAATCATCAGCGAAGAATCCTGCAGGATATGTAGATATTCCAGGTCTATTAGAAACTTTTGAAGCATCTAAAGTATAACTAGGACTTAAAATCTTAACAGAGGTGGTATCAAAAGGATCACTATATCCAAACGGACCATATATTGGATTTCCATCATAAGCCCACCCAATAATCTTTGAGTGTCCTCCATCAAAATCTCTAAAGATATTAGTAATTGGTGGTACCGTAGTTATATTTTCAAAATAAGAATTACCAATATCAGTTGAATACCCAACTACAGAATATCTTAATCCATATTCAGATTCGTCAATGATATTACCATTATATTTCTTATTATATGGACTTTGTGTTTGTATATTATTTAAAGATAATCTTCTTATATTTGACTTAATAACTGCATTTTTACCAGATGGTGTTATTGTAATTCTAGTATTACTTGTAGTAAATCCAGTACCACCATTAAGAATTACAGTATCAACTATTCTTAGATAAGTTGCAGAAGTTGGATCTTTATCAATAACAGCTCTTATTCTTGCACTAGATCCATCTCCAACTACCTCTAATTCGGGCGTAGAGTAGTATTCTTCCCCTCCATCATCTATTCTAACCTTTTCTATTTTTGAACCTATTATAATCGGTGTCAGAGCAGGATTAATATCTCTATCCCTTCTACCTATACCATTCTTAATTGTTATTTCTGGATTATTTTCATAATTTACAACAGTATCTGAACCATATGAAGTTCCTTCTTCATATAATAATACATCAGTTAAATGTCCACGAATAACAGGTGTTAATACAATTTTATCTGAAGTATCAACAGAATATTTTACTTCAGCTGAAACTTCAATAGTTGGATATTTAAACTCTTGGAAACCAGTTCCAGAAGAAGTAAATTTAACATAATTCTTTTCAATATAGTCTGTATTGTCCGTTCCAGCAATTCCAGCATTGGCTAATCTAAATGAGTCATCATTTTGCTTAATTACTTTGTATTGTACTGTAGTTCCAAGCCCTACAATATTTACAGAAGAACCACCTCCATATACTATCTTATCTCCTTCAGAGAATCCATGATTCTTAAAGTTAATAATTGAATCAATTGTGGATATTTTTTCTGGTTTTACAAAAACACTTCTATTTTCAAATGTACCACCTGCATCTATTATAGAAACAGAATTTAAAGTGTTTTTAGCATACTTAACTTTAAATTTATGTAAACCTATATTTTTACCAGTTACTGCAGTATATCCTATAGTATTAATTCCTGCATTATAATCTTTTTCTGTTCTATAAAGAAAAACACTACTTATTCCAAGAACTTGCGGATAATATGTAGCACCAGGAACTAATTCATCATTACCAGGATTAAATGGATTATTATTTCCTGCATATGTTCCAATACCTAAAGCAGGATAATCATTTCTATCATAAATGAGTGGTTCTCCACTTTTTAAATTATGATTGTTGGTAAAAGTAATAGTTTCATTAACAGTGTCTACTCCACCACCTTTTGTTATAATCCTAGCATCAAATTCTAATTCTCTATTTCTCTTTTTAATTACAGGTCTTAATACAGTTTCATCACTGTTACCACCAGTAACTTTAATACTAATAACATCTTCAATATCAAAATTTTGAGGATCAACTTGTATTTCAGTAAGAGTACCAGAAATTACAGGTTGAACCAATGCTGTAACTCCAATACTAGTAGCAATATCTAATTTTGGTAAATTAACTACATCATAATTAGTTCCTTTACTTATAACAGAAACATTATCTAATTGTCCATAATAAATTCCATCAGATGATTTATTATTCTCAATCTCAATACCATTAATCAACATTCCAACTGGTCCTGGAAGTGTTTCTACATCTTCACTAGAACCTAAATTTGGATTTATTGGAAACTTTTTAAGTATTTTTTGAGATTGAAGGGTTTTGTTATAATGCTTCAATAATGTAAATGTATGAGAACTTGTTACATTTGGAATAGTAAACTCTTCAAAACCATCAGTTTCTACAAAAGATGCAGATAAGTATAATTTTATTTGATTAGTACCAACATTCTTTATATAATAAACACCTTCTCTTAATCCAGTTAATGGGGTAGTTCCAGGTGTATATTGTACACCATCACCAGTAATGAAAGGAACATCAGAACCAAAAGATATTATTGAATATTTTTGTGTAGTTGTATCATATCCTTGTATAGTACCACCTGCAGTAGCAGTACTGATACCAGCTTTAAATGCTTCATCTATAATTTCATACGATGGTAAAGAATTGGTAGCAACATATAAAGATTCATCAGATTCGATATAAGTATTTTGAATATCTGCAGATATAGTATCATTTCCATGATCAATTGGTACGCCACTACTAGAAGCTTTTTTTATAATTCTCCTTAAATCATAATCTTTTGAAGTATCAAAATCAGGAATTACCTCTAATCTAACTTTATTTTCAGTAGGTGTTATCTCAAGTACTCTTTTATTTGTAACAAAAACCTTTTGTTGATCTATTGCTAATGGATTACTAATTCTTTCTAGTATTTCAACAGTATCTCCTACTTTTAAATACGCTTTATCGATAGAAGTTTTTAATATAAAAGGATTGCTAGTCTGATTATCCTGTATCTCTAATATTGTTGATGTATTATATTGCCATGAGTTTGCTAGAATTTCTTTACGTGTTGTCGCATTATTTTCAATTGGTTCACCAACACCCTTAATAAGAATAGTTTCTCCTTCTAAAGACAATCTATTATCTTCTGATGGAACGAATTTAGATAATACTCCAGTAATTCTTAATTCAACCTTTTTGTTTATATCTCCATCTTCATAACCATAGATAATTTCATCAGATCTTAAATTCTGCCCAGATATAATATCTTCAGTAATTGAAGTTACACCCAAGAACTGATTAACTGTTTTATCAGTATAAACAATATTTGTATTAATTCCAGATATAATTGTTCCTGAAGTAGAGAATCCTATTGTAGAATCTACAGTAATAACAGACGAACCAGCAGATACATTACCTATTACTCTACTTTTTCCTGGAACATCAAATGTTCCTGTAACATATGATTGATCATCATACCCAACAAAAATATCTAAATTAAAATATTCTGCTGTGCTAACACCAGTAATTCCTGTAAGTTTTTCAACCTCTGATATAGATGCTGTACTTGCAGTATCATTGGATTTGGTTATTGTTTGTCCTTCTAATTTTAATGCATCTCCACTTAATAATTCAGCAACTATTCTTTCACGTCTAATATACTTTGCTGAAGATGGTTTTACTAGAAAATTTTCAAGATCAATAACTTTTGGATCTACTCCATATAATACATTAAATAATATCCTAAAAGACTCATCAGTACCTTTTGCCTCATAAAAAGTTCTTGCTTCTTTTATAAAATTATTAACATCTAAATTTGATACAAAATCAACCCCTTCTAACCCTGGTGTAAGAGAAATTTTGAGTTTTTTATAAAATTCTTGTAAAAATAAGGCACTTAAGTTTTGAACAACAGCACCTTCATCATGACTAGCAGCACTGGTATCCGAAAAAACTAACTCACTTGGATTATCAATAGAGTGATATGATGTTATTCCACTAAAACCACGTTCACAACCTGTAAAGGTACTTCCTGCTATTCCAGTATAAGTGATGATTTCATCACCTATTTTTAAAAGACCGTATTGATCAGGGAAACCTTTTGTACTATCAACAATAATACTATCATCACCATCAGATATACCAACACCTAAAGTTGTTCTTGCTGTTATTACTTCTGGTGTTAGATTGTCTAATTTTAAATATTGATCTAAATTATCAGTAATATCAATGGGACCGCCACGATATTCTTGTGAAATATAGTATTGTTTTAGAAAATCAGCAGCTTTTGGGCTTTCAGATAATACAAACTCTGGAAGTTGATTATCAATTATTTGTTGTACTTGAACCCTTTTATCAATCCCTGTTGTAATCATATTACGTCCTTATTAAATCTCCGTTTGTATAACTTGAAGTAACTTTATATCCGACACCAGATATTTGTTCTCCTGAAGTAATAGTGTCTTTAACCATATTTATTGCACTATCACCGATGCTAAATTTTAGGTATAAATCCTGAAGTCCTATAATATCATTCGATTCTGGAAATGCCTGAACCTCAATAATATTGTTAGGTCTATCAGTATCTGTTATGTTAATAGTAGTAAGGATAATCTCACCCTTAACATAATCAACATTTCCTGCATCTTCAACAACAATTATTTTTGAACCATCAATTCTATCTTTTCGAATAATTTGAACAACACCTGTTTTTTTATCTGCATTAGGAGTATCTGATAGATATACAGTTTCCTTAGTTCCTTGAATCTTAAATCCAGTACTCTTTATGTTTAACCCAGATTCTTTTACATTAAATTCATTACCAAAACATAATTCATATTGTGCATTTTGATTAATTAGGGAATTTAAGTTTCTTCTAATTTTAACTCTGGTAATATTAGAGGTTATTGCATCATCTATATTGTCAATTACACTCAAAATCTTACTATAGCGGAATCTGCCACCAAATTTATTAATATCAAGAGAATTTGCATATGTAGTAAGTCCTCCAACAACACTTGCTCTTAAACCAGCAACATCTCCAACTTTAGCTGCATTATAATAAGTATAATTTTCTAATTCAATGTATAATACCTTCAAATCTAGAATTTTTTGATTAATTCCAGTCAAAGAATAACCTTTTAAGTCTGAAAGTATCTGTTCTTTATCAAAATCAGAGACAAAATCACCATTTTTTGGTTTAATCGTAAGAAAAACTGTACCAAATTGAGGTGGATCCATTTCTTCACCACCAACTACCGATACACTCTCAGTATTGGGGTAAATTTGTTGTATAATTGACTCATAATCTCTTGATGTAACTGCTCTATACTGCGATGAATACAGTCTAGGAGCGAAGTATTTAATAGAGTTGATTGATTCTATATCTCCACCATTACTGGCACGTTGGAGAGTTGTTATCTTATCAATCGTTGGTGTTAATAATTGTCTTTCCGATACTCCTGAATCTACCACTTCTTTTTGAAGAGTACCTGCAAATGAAAATATATTTTGAGCTCCTGCATTTCCACCAGGTCCATTTCCTTCTGAACCGTCAGTAACAATATATTGTACTGTTATCTTTGTTTCATTTTCTAACTTTTTACCAAAAATACCATCACCAAATAGAAGTTCCCACTTTTCATCTTGAACTTCTTGAATTAAATATGTTTCAGAATCTTTATCAATATTAAGAATATTATCTACTTTTGTATATAAAGTTCCTTTTCCTAAATTAGTGCTTCTATAATCACCACTAATAGTAGGTATGTTTACATATACCACAATAGTTGAAGTATCAATATCAGAATTATCTAATATAAATCTTTGATCTAAAGAACCATCAACAGTAAATGTTTTAGTTAGATAAGTACCTTGATATACTGTTACGGGCCAATTTAACACTCCATCACTAGTAATATTAGAATTTTCTATAGCTTGAGGAATAGAAAAACTATAAGTACTATCTTCCTTTGTACCAGTACATATTAACCCCTCTTTCAAAAAAACTGAAGCATATGGGTTATCATTATCATCAGGATTTAATAAATTAGTAAATTGTATGTTTATTTCTGCCTTTGCAGCAGTTTTAGAACGTGGTACATAACCTATATTTCTTGCTAACGAAACAACGTTTTCTCTGACAGTTGCTGAATCTAAGAAAGATTCATTAACTACCATATTGGAGTTAAATGCTGTAATGTAAGTATTATACGCTAGAGTATCAATTAAGACGGAAAAATTGGAACCTTCGAAGTCAA